AGGCTGGAGCATGCCGCGTGAGCGCCGAGGAGTACAGGATCCGGCGTCGGGGCTCCCTCGTCCTCGCCAACGAGACCGTCTATGACCGGAACCTCAGTTATGCCGCGCTCGGCGTCCTCGCCGTGCTCCTCGCCCGTCCGGACGACGCTCCCAAAGGCTACCGGACGCTCATGCGGCCGGAGGCCGGAGTCGGTCAAGCCTCGATCCTCTCCGCGTTTCGGGAGCTCCGGGAGCACGGCTACCGCTACCAGTTCTATCGGAGAGTGCCAAAGGCGAACGGCGTCCGGGTCTACACATGCACCTACATCTACGAGCTGCCGGTGAGCCTTGAAATGGCGAAGCGGGATCACTTCAACGAGACCGGCTGTGAGCCGATCGAGGTCGAGGATCGGCGCAAAAGTAAGGCTACCCTTGCAAGCGTTCCCGATGCACGAGAACCCGATGCACGAGAACCCGATGCACGAGAACCCGATGCACAAAGAACTAGCTCCGCGTCGTTGGGCTTTTCACCCTCTATCGAGGAAATAAATCAAGGCGACGCACCGGAAAACGACGACAAAGCCAAAGAACCGCCACCACAACCGGGGCCGAGCCCGGGCGATGCCGCGACTCATCCGTTTGGGATATCGCCTCGGCAAGCCGAGATCAACTCCAAAGGAGCAGCACTCGCGAGAGCCGCTCTCCGCGGCAACGACGCCGCGGCAAGCTAAGCGGCCGATCACCTAAAAAGCAGGCCGTAGAAAGCAGGGGGACAACAGCATGGAGCAGAAGTACAGCATCGCGGCGATCTGGAACCTCGACGCACAAGCACTCAACGACTCCGTGAGCGAGGAGCTCATCGAGCCGCTCCCCGTCGATGGAGACGCTCTCCTCCGGGCCGGAGGCCGCTCGGCCCGGGCCCGGACAGCATGGGAGATCCTCGCGGCCGACGCTCTCCACCGGCTCCGGAACAACCACGCGGAGGCCGATCGGATATGACCAGGGCAGAGATCGCAAAGCAGCGGCTCGACGAGGCGATCCGCGTCCGGGAAGCGTGGCAGATCCAGGTAGGCAAACGACGTCGGGCATGGCGAGCAGCTCCCCGCGCCGAGGTCGAACAGCGGATCCTCGAGCTCCTCCGGGCAATGGAGCAGCTCGGAGCGGCGAAGCAGGCAGAGCGGCAAGCGTGGCACGACTGGATGGAGGTAGAAAATGGGCGGACAGGACTCGCTCTTTGAGATCCCCGGAGCCGAGGCGCGGGAGTCCCGGGTAGTCGCGGCAAAATGGGGAGGCAGGACAGCAACCCGGGCCCGGGCCCGGTGCCGTGCGATGCTGCCGTGGGTCTGCCGCAAGTGTGGCGGAGAGATCCTGCCCACGGATCCGGAGAGCTCATGGCACGCCGGACACCGGGAGGACAGAGTCGCGGGAGGGACCGAGGACGGGATCGAGCCCGAGCATGCACATTGCAACACCTCGGCCGGAGGCAGGATCGGAGCAGCAATGACCAACGCACAACGAGGCAAACAACCGATGCAGATCGAACGCGAAGTTACGCCGCAATGGTGGTAGGCGACGACAACCGCTGCCCCTACTGCGGACGATTCATGAAGCGAACAGACGAGCACGACGAGCACGGACGTTGGCTCCGAACCGTTTGGGAGTGTAGCAACACAACGACAGACCACGATTACGACTGAGTTTTTCGGCGAGAGCCGGAAGCCCACGGTCCCCGTCCGCTCCGTTTTTCTGCGTAGATCCGCAGAGATCCCAGTACAAAGGAAGATACAAAAATGAAAGTTCTTGTAGCGTGCGAATATTCCGGGATCGTCCGGGAAGCTTTCAACGCGCTCGGCCACGATGCCATGTCGTGCGACCTCCTCGAGACCGAACAACCGGGCAACCACTATCAGGGCGACGTCCGCGACGTGATCGGCGAGGACTGGGATCTCATGATCGCCCACCCGCCATGCACGGATCTCGCCGTCTCCGGCAACGCTCATATGGCAGCGAAACTCGCGGACGGCCGCACCCAGGCCGCGCTCGATTTCGTCCGCTACCTCATGCTCCAGCCGCATATCCCGCGGATCGCCGTTGAAAATCCCGTCTCCGTGATCGCCTCGCGGATCCGGGCCTCCGATCAGACTGTCCAGCCGTGGCAGTTCGGGCACGGCGAGGTCAAGGGAACATGTTTCTGGCTCAAGAATCTCCCGCTCCTCCGGCCGACAAACATCGTCGAGGGACGCGAGGCGCGAGTCTGGAGCCTGCCTCCGAGCGAGGACCGCTGGAAAGAGCGCTCTCGCACGTTCCCGGGGATCGCCGCGGCAATGGCCGAGCAGTGGGGGAGCCTAACCTACGCGATCCAGGACGAGCTCATGGACTTCACAGCATGACGGCCGTCGTCGAGCGTCCCGTCATGCGAGCAGTGCCGCGGCATATCTCCCCGATCCCGGAGGGCACCGAGATCGAGGCCGCTCACATCGGAGCCCGTCTCCAGCGGCTCCCGATCACTCCCCAGGGCGAGCTCGTCGCCGGAGTCATGGAAGCCAGGAAGCCGGACGGCGGAGTCCGCTACAAGCAGGTCACGGTACAGATCCCGCGCCGCTCGACCAAGACGACGACGATCCAGAATGTGCTCCTCGGCCGTTGCGCCACGATCCCCGGCTATCAGGTGGTCTCCACCGCCCAGGACGGGACGAGGGCCTCACAGTTCTTCCGCGACATGATGGATCTCATCGAGGAGCACGCAAACGAGATCGTCGAGAAACGCAACGAGGAGCGGCACGCCGCATGGGACGGGGAGGACAAAGAGCCGGAGGAGTTCACCTACAAGGACGCTCTCGCCGAGCTCGGGATCCGGACGCTCTACTACTCGCAGCAACGGGAGTACATACGGTGGAGAAACGGCTCCAAGTGGCGCGTGGCGAAACCGGAACCGTCCGGGCTCCGCGGAGGCGCGGCGCACGTCATATGGTTCGACGAGGGAGGCGAGCTCGACCCCGAGGAGTCTCCCCGGCTCCTCGCCGGAGCGCTGCCCATGATGGACACCAAGCCGAACGGGCAGATCATCGTCTCCGGCACGCCGGGGACCGCCCGGATCGGTATGTTCTGGCACTCGCTGGAAGCCGCCCGAAAGGCTCCGGAGCGGCTCGGGATCGTCGATTACAGCGCCGACGAGTTCTGTGATCCCAACGACGAGCGGGTTTGGTGGGAAACTCACCCCGGCCTCGCATGCGGACTCACCTCGATCGAGACGATCCGGGAGCGGCACGATCCCGAAACCGGGCTCTCCCTCCCGGAGTTCATGCGGGAGTACCTCTGTATCTGGCCTCCGGACTCCAAAGTCACGGCGCTGGATCTCCAGAAATGGGAGATCACCGCAACCGATCCGCTGCTCGAGCCTCCGGCCGGTGTGCCGTGGGGGATCGGCTGGGATATCGCGATCGGCGGCGCGGCCGCGGCCGTCGCCGTCGCATGGATCGACGAGCAGGACGAGCCGCATATTCAGATGATGGCGCACCGGGCCGGGAGCTCATGGGTGGCTCCCTACGTCGGCAAAGCGATCCTCAAGCACCCCCGCGTGCCGGTCGGCTACGACTCGATCGGCGAGAACATTACCGTCTCCCAGGCGCTCGGCCGCATGCCCAGGGTCAGAACAACGAGGGTCAAGGGGCTCACCATGAAAGACGTAGCCGCGGCGACGGCGCTCATCGCCCAATCCAATGACCTCCTACGGCTCCACCACGCCCGTCACAACGGGCTCGACGCCGCCGTCAAAAACACGACATGGCGAAACCCGGACGGGAACCGGCTCTTTATGCGAGGCAAGGGAGCGGAGATCTCGTGCCTCCTCGCCGCGACGGCCGCTCTCGCCGTCGCCTCGACCGCGAGACGCACCTCCGGGCTCGTGATCCCGGACGTCGCCGCCTAGCCAAAATAGCGTCAAGGGAGCCTTGACACCCTTAAGCCGTCAAGGGAACCTTGACGCATGGGGAGACGAAAACAGAAATACGAGACAACACAGTTCGCCGCGATGCTCGGCCGTATGATCGACGCCTACGGCCGCAGAGTCGGGGACGCCGATCCCGAGGATCTCGCCGAGATGCTCGAGCTTCAACGACGGTTTGACGCCGTCGTGAAAGACGCCGTCCGGGTCCAGCGTGAGAATCACGGCCGCTCATGGGCCGAGATCGGAGCCGCGGCCGGAACAACACGCCAGGCAGCACAGATGAGATGGGGGAAGCCGTGAGCAACTCTTAGTGCAAACCGCGTCAAAACGTAGAAACCCGCGTCAAACCGTCCTCCGGTTGGCGCGGGTTTTTTCGTCGGATCGTTGCTCTCGTGGGATTCCTAGACAAAGCACGAGCTCTGTTCGGTTTTTCGGCGTCGTCCGGGTTCGGCGACGCCTACCAACTGGCCTCGCCTTTCTCGATCGGGACCGGCCTCGCCCCGGTGATCGCCTCGGATCTGGGCTACGCCGGGACCGGGCTCCCCGCGACGCCGCTCGAGGCGCTCTCGTGTCCGCCGATCTACCGGGGGATCTCGCTCTACTCGACGCTGCTCGCCGGTCTCGTCCTCGAGTACGAGGACGGGACCGAGCTCTCGGCGGAGGACGCATGGATGAACCGGACCGAGGGCTCGATCACTCCCGGGCAGCGGCACGCCGCGTTGCTCCAGGATCTGATTTTTCATCGGGACTCTGCCTATTGGGTACAGCGGGACGGGGAGCGGATCCTCGGGGCGCTGAAGCTGCCGCGGGAGTTGTGGGGGCTGGACTGGCTCGGGAACATCGTGATCGGCGGGAGACCGGCTCCCAGGCAGGAGGATTTCATCTATTTCCAGTCGCTCATGCCGCTCGGTTTCCTCGAGTCCGGGGCCTCCTCGGTGGAGCACTACCACGATATCCGCAACACTGTACGCTCCCGGAGTAAGAATCCGATCCCTATGGTCGAGCTGCACATCACGAGCGAGTTCGAGGGGACCGAGGCCGAGCTCACCAAAGCACAGAAAGACTGGAGCATCGCCCGGGCCGCGGAAAACGGGGCCGTCGCATTCACCCCGAACGGGATCGAGCTCAAACCGCACACCGGCTCCGGAGGAGACTCCGAGATGCTCATCGCCGCCCGAAACGCCGCCCGTCTGGATTTCGCGAACTTCCTGAACCTCCCGGCCGCGCTGCTCGAGGGAGCGAACGGGACGAGCGGAACCTACGAGAACACGCTCCAAACCAAGGACGAGCTCGTTA